ACGCCGGAGGTTATCGGCCTGCTGCTCGACGACATGGGCCGCATTTACGCGAACCAGACCGACAACATTGCGGCCGACGCGCTTGTCGCCGGTGCGACTACTGACGAGGCATTCGTCGGATCGATCACCGACCCGGCCGCGTGGGCACTCTGGGTTTCTACATCTGCCCAGGTGATCCTTAGCGCGTCAAATGGCAACCTGCCTACTCACCTTTTCGTGAGCCCCGACCGCTGGGGAAACCTGCTCGGTCTGTCGGACACCTCCGACCGCCCGCTTTTCCCGAACATCGGCCCAATGAACGCCTACGGCGACCTCGCCGTAACGTCGGATATGGGAATGGCCTTTGGCCTCCGCGTCGTGGTGGATCGCAACTTTGCGGCCTCCACCACAATTATTGGCGACGCGTCAGGGTTCGAGTGCTACGAGCAGCAGAAGGGTGCCATTTCGGTGGACGTTCCCTCCACGCTCTCGCGCACCATTGCCTTCCGTGGCTACTTCAGCACGCTGATGCTTGATAGCTCTAAGTTTGTCATCGCTTCGTAGACCGTTCTAGGCCACCTGCCCCATGTCCGAATACTCGATTACTCACGCGCAGCGGATAGATGACTATGCCGTCATCCAGACGCTGGAGGTGACTGAGATTGGCACGGGGCAGGTGGTCACGGTGACTGGCGTTCCCGGGTTTAACGGCACGTTCGTAATTCAGGCCGTGCCGACGTACCTTTATCTGGGAGTCAATGAGGAAGGCGACTGGCTTTTCGATCCCGCGATCATCCTTCCTAACCAGCTGCTGTATTTTTCTGAAGATGACGACGTAGCGCGGGATGCAGTCATTCCCCAAGGCACGCTTACCTTTACGCCCGTCTGCACCTGGGCAAGTGACCAGGACGTCCTCGACTGGCTAGGGATTGACCCTGCCACGCCGAACGATGAGGCCTTTGTTACGGTGGCGACCAACGCCGGTAACGCTTTCGCCTACCGCCGGCGCAGGGAGTCGGGCTACTTTGACTCTCTCACCACGGTCCCCGGGCCCGACGTTCTACTGGGCACGATCATGATGGGTGCGGCGCTGTATAGAGAGAGAGGCAGCGTCGATTCTTACGCGTCCTTCGACCAGATGGGCGGAGCCGTTCCATTCGGCACCCACGGGCAGATCAACAAGCTGCTGGGCGTAAACCGGGCACAAGTCGCATGAGTGCTACAGGCATTTTCGCGGAGGCCCAGGCGACACTCGCGGCCAGTCTCACTGCTCTCGGGCTTACCGTCGTGACTGATTCGCGGAACGCGCGGCCTATGTCTGTCGTCATCGAGCCGCCGACGTTCACCTGCTTCAATTCCAACATCGCAGACATTACGTTCCGTCTGCGGATTCTCGCCGCGCCGCCCGGAAATTCCGACGCGGCGGACTACCTGATGACGACTGCGGATACCGTGATGGATTCGGAAATCAGCGTCATCAGTGGCACCCCGTCGATGACGGCAATTGGCGGGCAGGATATCCCGTCATTCGATCTCACCATTCGCGTATCAACCATGAGGAGCTAGACCAGTGGCTACCACCACCTATCTTTCACAGCCGCACAGCATCACCATCGGTGGGGTGGACCTCACTGACCAGTGTTCGTCCATTACCTTCACGCTGGGTTCTAACCCGCTCACCTCCACCGCTTTTGGCGATCTGGGCGAGCGTATGGTCGCGGGCCTTCAGACCGTCGAAGGTTCCATCACGCTTTACGCTTCCTACGGCGCTGGCGAAGTTGAGGCCACGCTAAACGCCGAAGTGGGCCAGGGCGATACCGTCATCGTGGTCACTCACGCGGCGGGCGCAATCAGCGCGAGCAACCCGGAATACACGATCACGAACACCATGATCGCCGACATTCCGACCGCGCAGACCGTGGGCGAGCTTCAGGTGTACGAGGTGTCGTTTTCCGCAGGCACCTGGGCACGCGACATCACGCCGTAGGGCAAAGACTAAGGGGAAAAGATGCCTGCACAATTCACGCTGCTGTATAAGGGCCAGTCGCACGAAGTTGATATCACGAGCCTTTACGTTGCCTCACAATTTGAGGAAAAGTACGACCGCTCTTTCCAGTGCATGGCGAATGCATCGGAAATGCGGGTGGGGTGGCTAGCGTTCTGTGTGTGGCGTGCAGCTGCACACCAAGGAATTACGGTCCCGCTCAAGTTTGACGACTTCCTACAGAATGACCCAGTGATTGAGGCAATCGAGGACGCGGAGGGAGAGAACACAAACCCTACGCCAGGGGAACAGTAAGGCGGGCTCTCGCTGAGGTATTGGCAGACACCGGCTACTGGCCCCCAGATGTACCGTTCACCATTAGGGACCTCACTACGGTCCTCGGAGCAATAAACGAAAGCCGCCGCACCTGATGCCAGTCGGAATGTCCACAGATATTGAAGGTGTGGCCGGGGCAATCAAACTGCTGCGAAAGATTGAGCCCGAGTACCGCAAAGAATTCAATAAAGGCATGCGCGAGGTAGTGGCTCCCGTGCTAAGTGAGGTGAAGGCAGGCTACCCCGCGCTTCCGGCAAGCGGCATGGCCCGGGCGTGGAATCCGAAGGGCTACGCCATATTTCCGTGGGATCGCGCGAAGGTCGCCCGGGGCGTAAAGCTAAAGACCTCCACGCGGCGCGGCCAGTCGTCCGTTCTCTACATCAGCCAGGGTGAGCCTGCCGGTGTTCTCTTTGAGGTTCCGACGGCTAAGACGCTAGGGCCGCTATTCCGCGCATCCTCACCGCGCCTACTCTGGCCCGCTTACGAACGACACGCCGGTCGCATTGCCCAGGGCGTTGAGGACGTTCTCGGGGTTGCCGTAGATCGCATTAACAGGGAGATTCAGTAATGGCAATCACTATCCCGATCATTACGGACTTCAATTCACGTGGCATTGACTCGGCGCTAAAGCAATTCAAGAAGCTCGAAACCAACGGACAGCGTGCAGCGTTCGCCGTAAAGAAAGCGGCAATACCCGCAGGCATTGCCCTTGTGGCCCTCGGGGCCGCAGCGGTGGACTTCGCAAAAGCCGCAATAGAGGATGCAGCGGCATCCGACCTGCTGGCAGGTCAACTAAAGCGCGTCACCGGGGCGACTGATGCCGCCGTTGCAAGTGCCGAGGGCTACATCACCAAACTGTCCATGCAGGTCGGCATTGCCGACGATCAGCTGCGGCCGGCGCTTGGCAAACTGGCAACGGCAACCGGCGACGTGGCGAAGGCGCAGGACCTGCTGGGCATCGCCCTCGACGTATCAGCACAGACGGGCAAGCCGCTAGAGGCCGTCACCACCGCACTGGGCAAAGCCTACGGCGGGACCCTCGGGGCGCTAAAGAAACTCATTCCCGGGTTTGACGAAGGCATTATCAAGTCAAAGGACTTTGAGAAGGCCCAGGCGGAGCTGGCAAGGATTACCGGCGGGGCGGCCGCCGAAGCTGCGGAGACAGGCGCGGGCAAGTTTCGCACGCTGGGCGTTACGATTGACGAGACAAAAGAGGCCATAGGCGCGGCCCTGCTCCCGGCGATTAGCCTGCTGCTTCCGGTGCTGCAAAGTATGGCGACGTTCGTGCAGGAGAACGCCACAGTGGTCGCCATTGCAGGCGTAGCCATTGCCGCGTTCGCAGCCGCCATCATCGCCGTCAACATCGCCATGAAGGTTGCAGCGGCCACCACCGCGATCCTCACCGCCGCCCAGTACGCCTACAACCTGGCGCTATCGCTTAACCCCATCGGCATCGTGATCATTGCCCTTGCCGCATTCGTCGCAGCCGTGATCGTCGCCTATAACACCTCCGACACGTTTCGGGGTTTCGTCGACGGGCTGGGCAACGCATTCAAGGCCGCGTTTAACTGGATATCAGAGAACGTGGCACCGATTATTAGCGGGGTCGTCAATGCCCTGAAAACGGCGTTTAACTGGATTGAGAAAAACGCCGGCCCCGCGCTAGACGTACTCAAAACGGCTTTCATCGTGGCCTTCGCGCCGATCTACGCCGCGTTTAAGACGCTGCAAGCGCTGCTCAAACTGATTGGATCATTCGACAAGGGCAACCGGACCCCGTTCAACCCGGCCGACCCGGGCAGCGGTCTGAACCCAGCCGGAGGGTTTGACGGCGACCCGGCAACGCCATTCGCCATGGGCGGGATTGTCACACGACCGACGCTGGGGCTCATTGGTGAAGCAGGCCCAGAGGCCGTCATCCCACTTGACCGGCTTAGCGGCATGGGCGGCATCACCATTAACGTGCAGGCGGGCCTAGTCTCCACGCCGGACCAGATCGGCCAGCAGATTATTGAGGCCATACAGAACGCGCAGCGCCGCAGCGGCCCGGTGTTCGCGGCAGCATGAGCGCCCCGACTCTTCAGGTACTGGTTGGATTCCAGACAACGGTTTCCTTCGGGACGCCGTTCCAGCTGGACAATGCCACCTACGGGCTACTGGACACGAGCACGCTGGGCGGCTACCAGATGGTCGACCTGACCAGCATGGTTCAGAGTGTGAGCATTACCAGGGGCCGCAACCGTGAGATGGAACAATTCAACGGCGGCACCGCGCAGCTCCAGATTTACGATCCCACGCGCCTGCTCGACCCGCTGAACACTGCCAGCATTTATTACCCGTTCGTGGCCCCACGGCAGCCCGTGCAGGTCCTCGCCGGCGGCGTCATTATCTACACCGGGTTCGTGACTGACTGGGACCTCGACTACGGCTACACGACGAATGCCAACGTGACGACCGTGGCGTGCGCGGATGCCTTCACGGTGCTGGCCAATCAGTCCATGAACGCCGTGACGCCCTCAGCGGAATCCAGTAGCGCGCGCGTGGCGTACGTCCTCACGCTCCCCGAGGTTGCGTATCAAGGCCCCTACAGCGTCGGCACGGGTTCCTCCACCCTCGGGGCCTTCCCGATTACTGAGGGCACGAACGTGCTCACCTACCTTCAGAACGTGGCGACGTCTGAGCAGGGCTACCTATTCATTGCCTCTAATGGCACCCTGACCTTTACCGGGCGCGCGGCAGTGCTGAACCCGGTGTCGTCGATTGCCTTCGTGGACACCGGCAGCGGTGGCATTCCGTACCGCACTCTTGAGAACCAGTACGGGGACGAACTTCTCTACAACTACATTCAGACCCGTAGCCCGGTTTACGACGTAGCGCCTACGGCTACCTCGACGGCGAGCGACGCCCCGAGCATCGCGCTCTACCAGGCGCAGCAGCTCACCAAACTGGACCTACTTAATAGCACCGTCGCCGAAACGGCCGCACTGGGGCAATACCTCCTCGGCCGGTACCGTGATCCCGTGCTGAGGTTCACCGGCGTGACGGTGCAGCTGGCCGCACTGTCAACCGCCGACCAGACCACCGCCCTCTCCACCGACCTCACGCGCATAGCGTCAGTGCAGAAAACCTACAGCGTCGGCACCCCGGCAAGCGTTACTCAGACGCTTATTGTGAGCGGCATTAAACATGCGATTACGCCGGGTTCCCACATTGTCGAATACACTTTTGAGAGTGCCGATCAATCTGCATACTTCACACTTGATGACGCCATATTCGGCATCCTTGACACTAACCTGCTGGCATTTTAGAAAGGCTTAGAAATGGCGTTACAAACATATACAGCGGGCCAGATATTGACGGCAACGCAACAAACCACACTTCAGAAAAACGACTACAACCAAACCGTCAGCACTAAGACCGTCAGCTATACGCTAGTGGCCGCCGACGTTGGTACGCGGGTCGTTATGAACTCCGCGTCAGCGACGACGATCACCGTGAACACCGGGCTTTTCGCTGCGGGGGACACGCTCAAGATTCACAACATCGGCGCGGGCCTTTGCACTGTCACTGCCGGAACCGCAACCGTCAACAGCATGTATGGCATGTTGCAGATTCCGCAATACAGCTCTGGCGAACTTTATTTCACCAGCGCGGGCGTAGCGTTATGGTTCGGGCAGCAACTAAGAATGGCCGGGGGTAGTGGCTACGCAGGCTCCGGCGCGACAGTGGTCACGATGCCGGTTGGTCGATTTTCCGCGGCCATGAATGTGGTCATCATAAATGCAGACAGCACGGCCACACCGCTTATTTCTGCATATTCTGCCACCGGGGTTAGCTTTACTTATGCTAACTCGGTAGCGGCCAATGCAACCTATTTCTATCTGGCGTTTTCGGGAGCGTTCTAATGGCTAATGAATCTGTAACGGCGGTTCTAACGTGTAACACGCCGGGGTGCGGAAACGCAGGCAGTCCGATCACGGTCGAATGGCCGGAAGGTGGTAAGGCAATCTGCGGGGTGTGTTCGGTTGAGATCACGGACATCGTGAAAACGTGACCTCCGAGGAGGCCTCGCAGATTACGGCGCACCTTGACCGCATCGAGGTTATGGTCCGTGAAACCAATGGCCGCGTTCGGGATATCGAGCTATGGCGCGCGCGCCTACAAGGCGTGGCCGCCACCTCGCGTATCCTGTGGATGGTCGCGGGAGGCACCATCACCGCCATCATCATTGCAA